CAGCCGGCGACAAACATGCTTTGGCTCGCCGCTTCCTGTTTATTTACCTCAACTTGAGCCAAATTGGCTTCGTGAAAAGCCATGTTCATTTCATGGCGTAGTTGATCCCTTAAAGTTTTATCGGGTATAAACTTACCTAATACTTTATCTGCTATCCCTATTACGGATTCAGCAATACTCATCGGCGTTTCTTGGCCATTAGGGCCTCCTCGACGATTTTTTATAGTTGGACACTTTACCACTTTTCCTAGCACTTTGACTTGCTTTTATGGCTCTTAGACGCTTTTTCGCAGCCTTTTTACTAGGAGAAAGTCCTTTGGTATTGGCTATTTTCCAGCCCCCTTCTACCTTATTTATCGGCATATAACACCCTATCCTTTAATCTTATTGCACGCTCGCCTACTTGTGTCGCCCACTTTGAGTCCATCATCTCCTCAGCGGCTTTTTCCCATTGGGAAGTCTGCATGGCATAAATAAATTTTTTGAATTTACTAAACCGGGGATGACCTAAGTTAAAGCACATATTGGCCACTACTCGTTGCCGATTGCTGTCTAAACTACGCCACCACGGTTCTTTTAAATCCAATTCGTTAAGCACAATTTTTATGTCTTGTTCTAAACACTCTTCAATTCGTTCTTTGCTTACAGGCGTTCCTACTTCTTGCTCGTATTCTTCGTCGTTTTTAGTTATTAAATGGCCTACCCCAAAGGTAAGATGGCCTAAAGGATCTGCGTATACTTCCTGTTTATAGCCTTCGTCCAATATTAGTTCCTTCATCAATTCTGCTATATTCATTTCAGACTGATGCTTGTTGCTCCATTTGTAACAACCGATAAATTGCCTGCATAACCAGTTGCTTCCAAACCAACTTCCGTTCTGGTTGATAAATCTTGCCATTTACTTCCCGTGTATACCTGTAAAACACTTTTGTTGGTATTCCATATTACATCCCCTGCATTAAATTTATTTTGTGATACTTGCGTATCGTTGTATTCAGGCGTTGCCGTGGTATCAAAACGACCCAAATTAATCTCCAGGATACGCACCATGCGGTTGTATATCCCTGGATCAACTTCGCTAACGGCAATGGGCAAACGCGTTTCTAATAGCTTTCCCATTACCTGCGTCCATCGGGCTTAACATCCATACGCGTATCACCCAAACGCCAACCCACACCTAGACGTGACACCGATGAGTTATCATCGTCGGATTCCACCCTGAAAGTCAGTTGTCGTGCGCGCACGCGCGTATCCAATTTCTGCGTCGTAGAAGTAACATTCTGCGTCGTATCAGTGGTCAAGCTGTCCCCCGGAAAATCCCTTGATTTCAGCACAAAGTTAATGGTTTGATCGGATCCACCGTCCCCGGTGAATTTCACATCAGGAATGATTTTACGAATAAAGGTGTAATAGTCCCCATCGGGCTGTATATCAAAGTCACTGGATTGAATGTACACATTGTCCATAGGAGAACCATCGGCATCATTCCCGTTTTCATGGTTATACAGATACTGGGTGGAGCTTGCTTCGCCGGTGGCCCTTGGATAAATTGATAAGCCTTCATCCAGCCACGCATAACGTGCTAATTGACCAATCGTCCAACTGCCTTCGCCATAGTTATAAACCACATAACGATCTATTTCCGTACTGTCTGCTGATGGATAAAACCAGCCTACTTCGTTAAATTGTTTATTTAAAAAGCCAAAAGTTTTAAAGGATTGTCCTTGGTTAAAATCACTGAACACATAGTAATGCACACTGCAAGGAACCAATTCTATGTTTCCGTCATATTTATAAAATCCCTTTCTATCCATCCAATACACACCACTTGGGGTATTGACCGTAGCTTTAGGTCCAATAAGGCCTACTCCTTGATTGATTAAATTAATGCCAAAGGTAAAAGGAGGACCGATGTAGGTCATGGAATACATGGAAATATCTGTCCAAATCAGGATTTCTTCCCTGGCAGATAGCCCCCCAATAATATCGGAACCCGATGAAATTCTTAAGGATCCAGCAGTATTCGTGGCTTTTGGCTCCCAATCAGCCGCATTTTCCTGGTCACTCCATGCAATAAACATCGGATCAATAGCACCTGTTCTAGCCGTACCGCCTGCATTTAAAGGATCCGCACCAAGACAAATAACGTGCCGGTCTTTTTCTGAGACTAAGACCTGAAGGCCCTTGGTAGGAGCTAAATTAGCGCCCGATAGTGCAGTAAGGGCGACGGCTCTGGCGCCAGTACCCCCTGATTCATCCCAATAGTAAATACCTCCTGCCCGTACATTCATTATTAGATCTTCGCCAAAATTGTCGTGGGACCATAAACGCAGTTGATTGGTAGCATCTAAAGTGCCTACGCTACCCCAACCGCCTGATCCCCATGTACCCATGCCCCAACCTGTGCCTTCTACGTAAACGTCTAAACCGACATTGATTTGATATTCTGCTGAAGTGCTGGTTCCACCGTTGTTACTATCACTAGAATTAGCAAAAACAGTATCGTCAGAAGTATCTTTGGCTTTAATGGTATAGCTGTTGGTATTAACAACATTAACAATTTGATATTCCTGATCTAATACCGTTGCAGTAATATTACCACCCAAAGTAGTGGTACTACTATAAGTCACAAAATCATTTTGTACTGCACCGTGACTGGAATCAGTAACAGTAATAGTGGCACATAATACCGCAGCAGAAGAACTATGAGTTGCTGCTGTTGTGCTTTCTGCGCCTCTTGTGGCTCCAATTAAATTATTTCCAGAAACAGCGCTATAAGTAATAGTTTCGCTATCTATTTGTATTACTCCAGAAGAAGGAAAGTTGGAAGAACTCGTTAAAGGAATAGTAGTATCAGTAGCTGAGATCCCAGCAGATATAGTATTTGCTACCGCAGCGAAAGCATTATTAGGAGATGTTGTAGTTCTAATAGGAGTTATATCGTGAAAAGCACTTCCGAGTTCCACATAGTATTTATAAGTGGTCCCCAATCCAAGATAATGCGTCCCGGCAAGATCGACCCAACCGTGTAATGCACGCCCTGTGCCTAAATAGTAATTAGTGGTTGCTTTCTGCCAGCCGCCAATTTTTTCCGGACGCCCCTTACGGAAACGTACTAGATTCGCGTCGTACCAACCACCTTCGTTACTGTAGTCAGTTCCTTCACGATCTATTCCGGGTTTGAATATATACTTGGCGTAGGGCATCGCTCATTATTTCTTTTTAAGATTTAAGGCCAAAAAGTCTATGACTTTCTGTACTTTCCCTGCAAAAGTATCGTCTTTTGTATTGATAGTGTAAGGAGCAATTGCAGAAATGACCGAAGCCACTGCAATTATCCATACGATTATTGTTATTATTGTCCAAATCATTTTAAAACACCTGTCCTGATAAAATTGTTGCCATACCTACTACGAGGGAGAACAACGTGGTTAATATTAATACTTCCAGTCTTTTAATGCGATATATAGTTTCCCGCCATCTTTCAGCACAGATCGCTTCATGTTTGTCGAGATCTGCGGCTACTTGCACGGTGGTTTTCCTAGTTATCGTCTTTGCCATTGGCCTTTGGCTCCTCTTCTTCCACCACAACTTCCAATGAACTCTGATACAAAGTTAAAGCCGTTACTCTAATATCCAGTTGATACTGTAAGGAAGCCATCTGTTCCTGAATCCCTTCAAGTTCTTTTTGTAAGTTTTCTACATAGGCTAGTTTAGTGGTTATTAAAGGGTCTACCTCTACTTCCGTAGTCTCTACTGTTAGTTCTTCTGTCATTGTTGTTCCTGTACATCCCAGCAATTCAAATTCGCTGCGACTGTTCTTCTCTCACCCTCTCCGAAGAAAGGATATACCATATGCTGTAAGCCTGATGGGAATAGATACTGTACCCCTATTTCTGGCTTAATCACGCAACTTTGTGGCGGAAACAGCCTGTCTGTATCTATTAAACTATTTCTGCCGTAACTAAAAGCTAAACAGCCGTCACTGTGTCCTGAATCGTTGTATAAGCTGTACTCAGGCGTTCCCGATGTCGGCTGGTCTAATACCTGTTGCGGTACTTTAGTCCAAGTGGTCGTGGAAATACCCATAATGGTCTTAGTGCCGTGATCGTGTATAGGATTGTAGTCTCCCTCAAAACTATGCACCGACCAGAGTTCGTCTAAGGCAATTTGTTTATTAGTCTTAAACTTAACCCCTGTGGACTGGCTAAAATGATTAATGTATGTCGCTCCCAAATCACACAGATACGCCACATAAGGCTGAATACGCTCATCGTCAGTCGGAGGAATATTAAGCTGTTCGCCTTGGTGGATTTGTCCCACTAGGGTTTTCGCCAGCGATTCCCTGTCCTCATCTTCCCGTAATTCATCCAGATAGTCGTTTAAGCCGTCTACCAT